GCCCTGCGGCCTTGGCCCTCCAATGAATTTGCCCGCCCCCGTCAAATTGGCCACCCGTCAAGCCCGATCGCAGGCTTTGTTTTGTGTCCCATCTGCGCCCGCGTCACATCCTGGTGACACGGCACACACAATGGCCGGCAATTCATCGGATCAAGCAATGCACCACCTCTAGACGTTGGCACAATATGATCCACATCCCTTGCCGCAGTAACGCGCCCAACCTCTAGACATATGCGACAAAGCGGTTCTTCCTGCAATATGCGAAGCCTCAACTTGTCCCATGCCCAAGGTCGCTTGCGTGGCATGATCGCACCTTAAGTGATCTGCGGTGATGTAGCAACCACCTCTCGCATCAGCCGTTCGATATACCACTTCGCCTTGCCCAAGTCTGTAGCGCCACCCTTCTCACGCCAGCGCCAAAGATATTTGATCGCGTTCGCTGTGCAGATGGCTTCAATGCCGCTTAGGTTCACCGTAGCAGCCGCCAAAGCGTCTATGCACTCCACATGCCCTTGTCGGTAGTGATCTGGATTTATGTGATCTGTCATTGCTCACCTCATTTGATGCCGCACCGCTATCACCCTATCACCCTGCACCTTAAGGTGCAGAGGGTGAGGGAGGGTGAGGTTAGCGGCTTTTTGCCCCCTTTTTCACCCTAACCCTCACCCTCACCCTAGGGTGACTTAGGGTGACCATTTTTAGCCATTATCATCGCGCCACGGTGCGTTGGATCGGTGAAAATCCAGCCGTGTTCCGTTGTCTCAATCATGTCTGATATGATCAGCGTTCCGATAATTTTGTCCGTATAAGACGGATTGAGCATGTTATCGACAGTGCGTTTTGCGTTGCCATCTTTTTCTAGCGCCGCGCGCAAAAATGAACGGGACAGGTAAGGCATCCCTTCACGTTCCTCTGCGCCGCTTTCCCACCAAGCTTTTTCCCAGCGTTTGCGAAATTGCGCCAGCTTACTGTCGGCCTTTGGCGTTTGTTCCGGCGCTTCGGCTGGCATAACCACAACGCTTTTTACCGGCTCACCATCCTCATCCATCCAGCCTGGAATGACCACTTCGACAAGATCAGCGTGCAGGAAATGATCAGGTTGCCCGTCCTTCATTTTCTTGTTCACGATCTTAAGCGGCTTGCCAGCCTGCACGCTATATTCCACGTCAAGCGCGCCTTTCCATGCCGACGATCCGCGCGCACGGTGCTGGGCTTCATCACTCACGCCAGTGTGGTGAACAAGAATAACGGTGCAGCCAAATTCTTCCTTAAGACCGTCTGCGGCTTGGATCATGGTTCGCACGTCTTGTGCGCTGTTTTCGTCACCGTTCATAAAGCGGTGGACGGTATCGACCACAATGAGCGATGGCGCTTCGCCAACACCGCGCACGGCTTCCAGAACGCGGCTGTAGCCCTCTGGCGTGTTTAGATCACAGCCGGTCTTGCTAACCCACAGATTAATATCTTCCGGGCGGTAATGCGCTGCCCATGCTGCTAATCGGCGCTTGATGCCGTAATGGCCTTCGCCGGCTAGATATATCACCGCGCCGTGTCGTTTCACTTTGTTGCCGTGCCATTCCGGCAAGCTTGACGCAATATGCAAACACCAATCTAGCACCACAAACGATTTGCCGGCACCGCTTGGCCCATGAACCATTGCCAGTGCGTGCTGCTCAAGCCAGCCTTTGATGATCCATTTTGGCGGCGCTTGATCGGCCATTAGCGCATTGGCTTTTAACAGCCAGCCATCTTGTGTGGGCGGCAGCAATATGGCCTTTAGATCATTCCCAGCCGCCCGGTAATCGTTGGCATCCATGCCCTCAATCGGCACCCGCACCACCCGAACGCCATATTTAGCGGCGGCCTGATCGGCATATTTGAATCCGATCCCGCCTTTGTCATGATCTGCAACGACCACGATGTCGGCCAAGCTGCCGCGCTTTTCCCGCAACGACTTTGCAACGGCTGGCAGATTGCTGGCGCTGTAAGCAATCGCGCAAGCCTGCCCGGTTTCCTCTGTGATCGTGGCTGCGGTGGCAAAGCCTTCGGCAATGTATATGGTGCCGCCGTTGTCATCGCCGACGATCCATTGCGCTTCCGTGGCCCGCCCGCTGGCGTGATAAAGTTTGCCGCCGTCGCCGTCGATGTATTGCAGGCTGACCAAATGCCCGGCTGGATCATACATAGGCAGGGCCAAACGCCCGTCACCTGTCACCCGCGCACCGTTGGGGCCGACACCCTTTCGCACCAGATACGGATGCCAATCAGGCGCACCGGCAAGGCTTGCCCAAATGGTTTCCGCCACGTCTGCAACGGCCTCCTGAATTTTGGCCTTGGCGGCATCGCGCGCCTTGACGGCCTCTGCCAACCTTTTGGCCTCTGCCATGCGCTCTGGGATCGTCAACTCACGGCCAATGTCTGCGCGGAATGTTTGCTCTATGGCCGCCCGCCAGCACCCAAACCGCCCAGCCGGAACGCCATCTGGGAACACGCAATACCAGCCCGATTTGTCATGGCCCGGCTTGCCTTTGGTATAGCTGTCAAAGCGATGCAGTTTGCCATCAAGTTGAATGTTAGCCGGTGGCCTGATGCCCGCCTGTTCCATCGCGGCGGCAAGCTGCACCTCTGGCGGGTCAAACTGCGGCTGGGCTGGCGGTGACCACGGGCCATCTAGAATTTTGGTTAGATCAGCCATTTGACGCCCTTTCAATGAACATATCGCCTTGACGTTGTGCCTGCTCAATGCGGCGGCAAGCAATGTCGAAATAGCGTTCTTCGCGCTCGATGCCGATAAACTTGCGGCCCATCTGAACGGCTGCAACGCCTGTGGTGCCGCTGCCCATGAAGGGGTCTAGGATCGTGGTCGCGTCTGGGATCTGGTCAATTGCCCATTGCATTACGCCAAGCGGCTTTTGCGTCGGGTGTTCGCTACGCTCTTCTTGACCCTTGCGGATCATTCCATTCCACATGTGGCGCTTGACGCGAACCGGCTTGTCTAAATTAGTCCAAGCGAGTTCTGCATCCGCAAACGCGTTCCCGCCGTTTTCCTTGTCCCAAACCAGCCAACAGCGGCTTGCAGGGAGTCCAAAGTAGTTGCCACCAAAGATGATTGACCACCGGCCCGCAGCGACAACCGCCGAGATAGTCTCGTTGCTTGGAGGCGCGGAGTCCCAATCGGTCGCTTCATATTGACGTTTTGCAGCAGCGGCGTTGCCGTATCTCGTGCCGCTTTGCTTGGCCATCGCCACATCGACGCCAATCCCATAAGGCGGGTCAGTCACCACCGCATCAACCTTCCCCAAAGTCGGCAGCACGTCCCGGCAATCCCCAAGATAAAGCGTTGCCGCGCCTATCGTCTCAATTCGCATTGAGACCACCCATCAAATAATCTGCCAACCGCTGCACCGTTTGATAGCGCGGATTAGTGCTGTTGCCGTTGCGGATGTCACTAATGGCATCTTTTGACAGGCCGGTTGCCTTTGCCACTACATCAATGCGCCGATCCTTTAGCGCCTCGCGCACTTTTTCTAGTGTCATGGGTTTTTTCTCCGTCACGGCCCGTTGCCGCATTTTCATGCTTTACATCCGCATTGGATGGCTGTAAAGCCCTCAATCACACCGCGACTGGATCAGCCGACTGCGGTGTTGGAGAAAGACAATGGCTATTAACCTAAAGAGAACAGGCGGCCTATCCGCCAATGGCGTTAAACTGATCGTTTACGGTCAAGCTGGATCAGGTAAAACTTGCCTTATTCCGACGCTGCCAAACGTCATTGCAATCAGTGCCGAAGCGGGTTTGTTAAGCATTGCCGATTTTAACATTCCCTACATTGAAGTGACAAACATGGAACAACTGCGGGATGCTTACGCATGGTGCAAAGATAGCGCGGAGGCTGCACAGTTTCAGTCGGTGGCGCTTGATAGCATTAGCGAGGTTGCGGAGGTTGTTTTGGCGCACGAACTTAAACGTAACAAAGACGGGCGGGCCGCTTATGGTGAATTAAACACCACTATGCAGGAAATGATTCGCGCCTTCCGCGATCTGCCGGGCAAGCATGTTTATATGTCTGCCAAGCTTGAAAAGTCACAGGATGAGATGGGCAGGCTGCTTTTTAATCCAGCAATGCCGGGCAAGAGCCTAACGCAAGGTTTGCCTTACTATGTAGATGAATGCTTTGCTTTGCGTGTGGAGCGTGACAGCGACGGCAACGCCTATCGCGGCCTTATGTGCCAATCAGATGGCGTGTGGAGCGCAAAAGACCGCAGCGGCAAGCTTGACGCATGGGAAGCGCCAGACCTTGGCGCGATCATTGCAAAGATTGGGGGTGCGTCATGCTGATTGCCCTCGCTATCGCACAAGCGATATTCGCCATCGGCGCTCTGCCGGTGATCAATGGCAACATACGCGACAGGCACGTCAATGCAGCATGGGGCAGCATATTTGCCTGCTTGCTGTTCAGCGTGACCGCCTACGTCCTTGCAATGGAGAGTATGCAATGACCGTGCCAATCTATCAGCAATGGCTAAACGCTAAGGCGGTGGAGGAAGCCGCCATTAAAACACGCCGCGATCTAGAGGATGCAATGGCGTTTGAGTTGGCTTTGCCGGCCAATCTTGATGGCACCAGCAATTATGACCGTGACGGCTATGCGGTGAAGGTTGTTGGCCGCATCAATCGCAAGATTGATTCCGACAAGCTGCAAGCCTTGGCGGCAGAGCATGGCCTTGCCGATCATCTGCCCAGCCTTTTCCGCTGGAAGCCGGAAATCAACGCGACGGCATGGAAAGCTGCCGCTGCAACCATAACAGCGCCCTTGCTTGACGCCATCACGTCAACACCCGGTCGCCCGACATTCAACATCAGCAAGAAGGAAATCTAACAATGGCACATCTTGGAGAGAGCTTTAACGCCGACGATCTACCCACCGGCAGCACTGGCGAATATGAATTGCTGCCCGAAGGGCTTTACAGCGCAATGATCGCCAAGGCAGAAGTTGGGCAAACTAAGTCAGGCACCGGCACAAAGATTGATTTGCGCTTGGACATCACCGGGCCAACTCATCAAGGCCGGGTGATCTTTGCGGCGATCAACATCCGCAACCAGTCTGCCAAGGCAGAGGAAATTGGGCGGCAGCAGCTTGGTGAGATCATGCGCGCCATCGGCCTGCCACGGCTTGAGGATAGCGACCAGCTTGTCGGCGGGCAGTTGCAGATTAAGGTGAAGGTGCGCCAGCCATCACCGGATGATGTAGCGCGCGGCTACAGCCAAGCCCGTAACGATGTGGGTGGCTATCGCGCTCTTGCTGGCGGCGGGCTTCCTGCGCCGTCTGCTGCCAAGGCTGCCGCCGCACCGGCTGCATTTAGCGCCAAACCGCCCTGGGCAAAGTAACAACAAAAAAGGGGCCGGTGATGAGCCGGCCCCAAGTTGTTCACGGGAGGAGACAAACATGGCAAAGCTGCCGGAAACGATTATAGCCGATCAAAGTGTTGTTGCAAGCCTGATCGACCAGCACCACGCTGCCAAGCGTGAACGGCCACGCCCGCACCTTGGCGCAAGCCTGCTAGGCCACCATTGTGATCGGTGGCTTTGGCTATCGTTTCGCTGGGCTGTTGTCGAACAGTTTGAAGGCCGCACCCTGCGCTTGTTCCGCCGTGGCCACAATGAGGAAGCGACGATTATCGCCGATCTGGAAGCCATTGGGATTACCGTGCGTGGCCAGCAAAACCGCGTTGATTTTGGCGCGCATGTCAGCGGCAGCATTGACGGAATTGGCCTTGGCATCCCCGAAGCGCCAAAGACGGAGCATTTGCTAGAGTTTAAGACGCACGGCAAAAAGTCCTTTGACGATCTGGCGGCCAAAGGCGTTCGCGCCTCCAAGTGGCAGCACTTCGTGCAGATGCAAGTTTATATGGCCGGGCTTGGCTTGACGCGGGCGCTTTATGTGGCGGTTTGCAAAGATGATGATCGGCTGCACTGCGAACGGGTGCGCTTTGACAAAGATGTGGCGGATGCCGCCATTGCCAAAGGCCGGGCCATTGCATTGGCCGACAGGATACCCCCCCCTATTTCAACCGATCCGACATGGTATCAATGCGGATGGTGTCCCGCAAAAGCGATGTGCCATAAATCACAGCCGACGAAGGAAGTGAACTGCCGAACATGCGCCCACGCGACGCCGAAAGAGGATTCAACCTGGCACTGCGCCAGATGGGATATGGCGATTCCGCCAGAAGCTCAGTATGACGGATGTAATGACCACGTTTTTCATCCTGACCTTGTGCCGTGGCAGATGGAAGGTTCCGACGATGGTTTATCAGTGATTTGGCTGATTGGTCAAAGCCGCTTGCGGAATGGCGTTGGCGGGCTGACATCGCGCCAGTTGCTTGATGAGACTGTGCAGGCGTTGGCGGGTAAGTTTGAGGTGGTGGCTGTGAAGTAAATTGTCTTTCATCATAATTTCGATTATGAAAAACAGCGTTTTGCGAAAGGTAATTTATGGCTAAGCCCATCCAGCATAAAACGGAATACGCGCATTTGCCCGCAACGGCAGCAGGTGCATTGCATCTTGGAACCATGTATTATTTTACTGGCAAACCGTGCCGCAAAGGTCACGTTGGATTACGTTATGCGTCATCTGCAAATTGCGTGACTTGCATTGAAGAAAGACGCAATTTTAGAATTGACACTTCAAAGCATAGGTTTTCGGAACGCAACATAAACTTAGCCATTAATGCAATGGCTAATGGCGAAACTGTATATCAATCTGAAACGCCGTGTCCAAAAGGACATAAAGTGCGATTTACAGGCACTAACAATTGCGTTGAGTGCGGCAAACAGGTGATGCGCGCGCGGCGTGAAAAATCCAAATGGGCAAGAATTAAAAAGCTTTATGGCCTAAACTTTGATGACGTTGAGCTTATGAAGCGCAATCAAAACAATCAATGTCAGATTTGCTGCATTAGTTTAACAGACAAAAACACGCACATTGATCATTGCCATGATAGCGGAAAGGTTCGCGCTCTTTTGTGCAGTCGGTGCAATCAGGCTCTTGGCTTGATTGATGAAAGTCTTGAACGAGTTGAAAATATTCGCGCTTATCTCATAGGGCATGGAAAATGTTAAGAGAGTACCAGCGCCGCGCCATCGACCAGCTTTACGATTGGCTCCGTTCAAACGCCGGCTATCCCTGCCTTGTGCTGCCAACTGGTGCCGGCAAGAGCCACATTGTAGCTACAATTTGCAAGGAAGCTTTGCAAGGTTGGCCCGAAACGCGCGTTTTGATGTTGAGTCACGTTAAAGAGATTTTGGAACAGAACGCGGCCAAGATGCGCGAGCATTGGCCCGGCGCACCGCTGGGCATCTACAGCGCCAGCATTGGCAAGCGCCAACTTGGGGAGCCAATAACTTTTGCAGGCATCCAATCGGTGCGTGAAAAGGCGCGGCTGCTAGGCCATGTTGATCTTGTCATTATCGACGAATGCCACCTTGTCAGCCACAAAGATGAGGGCGGGTATAGGACGCTACTAAACGCCTTGCTGGCCATCAATCCGGCCTTGCGTGTTATCGGGCTGACAGCCACGCCATATCGCTTGGGGCATGGCCTTATCACTGACAAGCCGGCGCTGTTTAATGGCCTGATTGATCCGGTGACGATTGAAGAACTGGTTTACAAGGGGTTTCTGACAACGCTGCGAAGCAAGATCACAAAAGCCCGCTTTGATCTGGATGGCGTCCACAAACGCGGCGGCGAATTTATCGAAAGCGAGTTGCAAGCTGCCGTCGATACCGAGGACAATAATTCTGCCGTTGTGGCTGAAATTATGGCGCTTGGCGCGGATCGCAAGCATTGGCTGATGTTTTGCACTGGCGTTGACCATGCCCACCACATCGCCGATCTGCTTAATGATCGCGGCATCGCAGCCAATTGCGTGACGGGCGCAACGCCAAAGGCGGAACGGGAGCGCATGATTGCCGACTTCAAAGCTGGGCGCATTCAGGCTTTGACTAATGCCCAAGTGCTGACAACGGGATTTGATTTTCCGGCAATCGACCTAATCGCCATGCTGCGGCCCACCATGTCACCGGCACTCTATGTGCAGATGGCTGGGCGCGGGCTTCGCGTTGCGCCTGGCAAGGCTGATTGCCTCGTTCTAGACTTTGCCGGCGTTGTAGCTACACACGGCCCGATCACCGCTGTGCAGCCGCCAACCAAAGCAGGCAAAGGCGACGGTGAAGCCCCGGTAAAGGTCTGCCAGTTTTGCGATGAGCTATGCCATCCCAGCGTCAAAATCTGCCCGGCTTGCGGCTCAGAGTTTCCCGCGCCAGAGCCTAAAACCTACCGGCTGCACAACGATGACATCATGGGATTTGCGCCGTCCGAAATGCCTGTCACGTCCTGGCGCTGGCGCAAGCACACCTCTAAAACCAGCGGCAAGGATATGCTCGAAGTTACCTATTATGGCGCTCTGTCCGATCCTGGCGTGAAGGAATATCTAACGGTCACGCACGAAGGTTATGCCGGGGAGAAAGCGGTGGCCACGCTTGGCATTATTGCCAGCAATGCCGGCGTTGCGCTTAAGCCGTCCATGACGCTAGACGGAGTTGCGGCGATCCTGAACGGTGGCAAGCCGCCAACTGGCATAACATATAAACGCGATGGAAAATATTATCGCATCATTGGGAGGCTATGGGGATGAGTGATCCATTTAAGATAGAAGGGCCGGCCCTGATCTCGTTCAGCGGTGGCAGAACGAGCGCCTACATGCTGTGGCGCATCCTAGAAGCCCACGGCGGCAGCCTGCCGGAGGATGTGCATGTGACATTTGCAAACACCGGCAAGGAACGTGAGGAAACGCTGCGGTTCGTTCATGAGTGCGCGACCCGGTGGAACGTGCGCGTGCGGTGGTTAGAGTGGCGGCCAATGCCAGACCGCTTTGCAGAAGTCGGCTTCAATTCTGCAGACCGCGCTGGCACTCCGTTTGAGGGCTTGATTGCCCTTCGCGGCAGGCTCCCAAACCCATTGCAAAGGTTTTGCAGCCGGGAGTTGAAGGTTGAGCCAATTAAGGCATTTTGCCGGTCGTTGGGCTGGGAGCGTTGGGCAAATGTCATCGGCTTGCGCTATGATGAAAGCCGCCGCGTTCGCAATAAACTAAACGAAAATGAATCGGGCGGCCATCGCTGGAAAAGCGCCATGCCGTTGTTTGACGCGAAGGTGACGCGCGATGACGTGATGGAGTTTTGGTCTGAGCAAGACTTTGACCTTGGCTTGCAGCCATACGAAGGCAACTGCGATCTGTGTTTTCTTAAAGGCGCACGCATCCTGCAATCTATCATTCGCCGCGAACCATCGCGCGCGGATTGGTGGATAGCACAGGAAGCCGCCGGGCAACGTTTTGAGCGCGACCGCTCCTACGCCGGCCTGCTTGATGCTGTGCAGCGGCAGCCTTTGTTGCGGCTTCTAGACCCAGATCAGGAATATGATGCCGAATGCGGAACATGGTGTGGGAGTGAGCCATCATGAGCCAAGCCGCCAAACCAGCCGCGCTGATTGCTTGGGAATGCGGGCGCCCTAAACTATGCTGGGACTGCAACTATTTTCACCGGGAAACCAACCATTGCCACAAGCACGCCGCAACGCCGCCCGCCGAGTTCCAAGAGGCGCCAAGCGCCTGTCAGGATTGGAAGGAACACGATCCATACGATGTGCAAAGTCGGGAAGTGCCGTTTTGAAGGAGCGGGCGCAGCCACTGCCGACAGAGCATGAAGAACAGCGTGAAATCGTGTTCTGGTTCCGCCGCAAGTTTAGCGATGTTCGCATATTTGCTATCCCGAATGGCGGCTGGCGATCCCGCGCCACTGCGGCCAAGCTGAAAGCCGAAGGCGTGTCGCGTGGCGTTCCCGATCTATTTGTGCCTGGCTGGGGCTTGTGGATTGAAATGAAACGCTCACAGGGCGGGCGCTTGTCGCCAGACCAAAAAAGCTGGCACCTTTACCTAGCATCAATCGGCCAGACGGTGCTGGTTTGCTATGGTGCAGACGATGCCAAGCGCCAGATCGAAGCGCACATAAAAGCGGCGGGTTTTTAGGCCCGCCGCCAAAACATTACGCTGCATATTGCCAGACATGCCATCGCCGCTTGGCTGCTACGTCACGATAATGGCGCTCGAATGCCGCCGTGGCTTGGCGAATGCTGCGCTCAATAGCCAGATCATTGGCCGCCCAGCCGGTGCCAATCGCGCGAACCGCTGATTTGCGTGGCGGCAGATTGATGCGCTCAATACGGCGGCGAACCGATGTGTGGGCCACGCCCAGCCGATCTGCAATTTCCATAATGGTTGCGCCATCAGACCACATCTGCCGCAGCGTGGCATCAGCTTTGCCATACCAGCGCCCATCAACTCGCGTATTGCTGCAATTCAGCCGATAGGCGCGGCATTTGATCGCCGAAATATTTCGGCCCGGCAAAGCGGCTGCAACCTGTGCATAGGTGTCACCGGCCTGCATCATGCTGGTAAGAATTGCATCTTCGTCTGGCGTCCAGTTTTTTAGCGTCATGCGTTATCCCTCTCTTTTTTGGTTAGTTCATCAGCCAAGCCCTGAACGCTCAAAGCGCGTTC